AAGGGATGGAGCGTCGCGCAGTCGGCGGGGCTTGTGGCGAACCTCATCGCCGAATCCAACCTAAACGAAGCGGCAGTAGGGGATGGTGGGCAAGCATACGGAATTGCCCAGCATCATCCAGACCGGCAGTCGCTGTTTGCCGGGCTGATGGGCAAGCCGATGCAAGGCAGCAGCTTCGAGGACCAACTGTATTTCGTGCACGCCGAACTCCTGCGGTCGGAAGCCAAGGCCGGGGACGCGCTGCGCGACTGTTCAACCGCCGCTGCCGCAGGTGCGTGCATTTCCAAGATGTACGAGCGGCCGGCTGACCGTGACGGTGAGGCGACGAAGCGTGCCGCCCTGGCCGAGCAGCTTTTCATAGAGTACGGCGGCGCTGCCGCTGGGTCGATTGGGGTTCCTCCTTCTCCCCCACCGACGCCCCCCAGCGGCAGCGTTGCCACCCCGAAACCACCGGAGTCCCCCATGCTGCCTGCTTTCCTGCTGCAACTGCTGCCCATGATTACAGGCGCGTTCACGCAACAGGGACAGGCGCAACTCCAACCGATCCTCAACCGGCCGGCGGATCAGATCGCCCCGCTCCTGCTCAATCTGTTCAGCATGGTGGCCCAGCAGACCGGCGTGCTGCCGGCGGGGCAGAAGATCGCCACGAACGAGGAAGCGGTGGCGGCGGTCGCCGAGTTGCAGAAGCAGAAAACGACGAATGCTGCGCTGATGCAGCAGATCGAAGCGAACGCGCTCGGGTATCTGGCCGACATGGGGCCGATGTTTGATCGGCTTATGCAGGCGGATGCAGCCGAGAACGCTGCACGGATCGCCGGGGCCGACGCTGCCAGCAAGCGGGCGGCGTCCGAGCGTTGGGACATGACGCCATGGCTGGTCTGGATTGCCGGCGGCACCGCGACGGTCCTGGTGTTGGCGCTGCTCGGCGCGATCATCTGGCAGGCCACGACCGGCGAGCGGAACATTGACACGGCGCTGATCGGCCTCGCGGGCCCGCTGCTGGCGATTGCGATGAGTGTTTGGCGCGAAGTGTTTTCCTACAGATTTGCAGGCGTTCCAGAGTCAAACGCTTCCATCGCACTCAATCGAGAGATTGCTGTAGCAAGCAAACGGGCTCAGTAATGCTCTCTTTCTGTCGCGCTCTCCGAAGGGCCACAGCCTTGCGCTTGCACGCTTTGCAATTGCGGCGGCCGTCAGGAGTCAGTGATGTGTTCTCGGGTGTGAATTCGTGACCGTGTATGCAATGCGTTCTGCGTGCATTGACAACGAGTGGGCTTATTCCTCGCAATAGATTTTCTCTGTCCGTAACAGGCTCAAGATGCGAAGGATTTACGCAATGACGAACTCGGCACAGATGGTCGAGCGTGAGTCCGTTGTGGATTGGGCCGAGGATTGCTATGTACGCCCAGCGATGCGCCCGGACCAATCTTTTGGGTTCGCTCAGATGAAACACACCGTATCCGTCCGTGTTCTTACCGGCAGTCCACAGCCAGCACGTTTCGGTCTTGTTCACCTTCGACCAGAATCGCTGCGCGTCCGACAAGGGGCTGCGATTGATGCAGCGCACGGAACAAAATCGGTAGGGATGAGAACCGTTGCGCGTGAACGCTACGCCGCATCGCTCGCACGTTCTGGTAATCTGTTTGGTAGTCATGCCGCCTGCTCCTTTTTAGCAGTGGGTGTGATTAGAGCCGCATCGGCGCTTCAACGCTGGTGCGGCTCGCCTATTTTAGCACGCCAATAACATGCCAGCGCGCATCAGCAAAGTGACGCTCGTCCTCGAAACGTGGGATTCCGGCGTGCGGTTCTACAAGCGCCGGGTGTCATTCGACGTTCCGCCGACCGATGAGGTGTTCTACGATCTGGCGCACGAGCGGTGGTCCGCGTTCTCTGAAGCGATGTGGGACGGGACGGGCAAGCAGTTCAACGAGGTGTCGCAGGAGAATCTGTGACCAAGCCGGCGCCGAAGAAGAAAGAGCCGCGCATCCCGGTGTTCGTGAAGCAGGGCGAGATCGCGCACCAGAAGCGCGTGAAGGCCATGAAGGCGGCGGGCAAGAACAAGCGCAAGGGGCAGGGCAAGTCGATGCCCGAGCCCGACGATGCCAAGGTCAACGCCGACCGGCTATCCCCGCGCAAACTCACGTTCGTCGAGGAGTATGCCAAGGACTTCCACACGGCGCGGGCCGCGATTGCCGCCGGCTACAAGATCACCAACGGCAAGACCCCCTCTTGCGTGTACCGCCTGCTGGAGCGCGGGGACATCCGCAACGCCATTGCCGTAGCGCAGCGCGACCTCGCGCGCCGGGCGGGCGTGACTCGGGACAACGTGCTGCGCGAGACAGCCGCCATCGCGTTCTCGGATGTCCGCAAGCTGTTCGACGAGAAGGGCAACCTGCTGCCCGTGCGCGAGTGGCCGAGCTACGTGGCGCCCGCGGTGGCCGGGATCGAGGTGATGATCCTGAAGGGCAAGGACGGTTCCGAGACGACGCTCAAGGTCGCCAAGATCAAGCTGTGGGACAAGAACAGCGCGCTCGAAAAGCTGCTCAAGCACCTGGGCATGGACCCCTCGAACGAGGACCCGTTCACGCAACTGATGACGGCGATTGCCGAGCACCCGAATGGCGGCGGTAGACTTCTCCCCGCCCCAACGTGACCAGTGGGCCGACCCAAGATGGCGGCTGCACAACATCTACTGGATCATCGACGAGGGTGGCATCCCGGTGCCGTTCCGGCCGAACGAGGAGCAGGACGAGTTCCTGCGCGACCTGTGGTATCTGAACGTCATACTGAAAGCCCGTCAGATCGGATTTTGCCTGTCCGCAGAAACACGAATACTCACCGCCGATCTGCGCTGGGTCGCCATTGGGGATGTGGCTCCCGGGCAGGAGATTGTGGCGGTAGACGAACATGCTCCTGGCGGCAAGGGCCATGCCCGCAAGATGCGGACGGCGGTCGTGCAGGCGGCACAGCGGGTGCGCCGGCAGGCGTTTCGTATCACCCTGGACGATGGCCGAACCCTGACTTGCACGGGCCAGCACCCGTGGCTATCGCAGAAGGCTGGGTCGGGGAGCGCGTGGCGCAAGATCGAGGGCGGCAGCAAGAAGCGGCTCACGGTCGGGACCAAGGTTCGATGGATCACGAAGCCTTGGGAGAACGGGACACAGGAGGACGGCTGGTTCGGCGGGATGCTCGACGGCGAGGGTTCGCTCGACTCAAGGGGTTCCCCTTCGGTGAACGTGAGCCAGTTGCGCGGCCCGGTGTGGGATCGAATGCAACGCTACCTCACGGAGCGCGGGTATCACTTCTGCATCGAGAGCGACAAAGCGGAGCGCAAGTCGAAGCACGGCAAGGTGCCGGTTCCCAAGGTTGTCGTGGGCCGCATGGACGAAATGTTCCGGTTGCTGGGTCAGACGCAGCCAACGCGGTTCGCTCGGCGCTGGTGGGAAGGGCGGGAGTTGCCGGGCAAGAAAACCGGGGTTGGCTGGGCAACGATCACTGCCATCGAGAAGCTGGGTGTGCAGACGATGGTGGATTTGCAGACCTCGACCGGGACCTACATCGCCGAGGGTTTCGTCTCGCACAACACCACGATGATCGACCTGATGATCCTCGACCAGTGCTTCTTCGTGCCGAACACGACTGCGGGTATCGTGGCGCACAACCTGGACGACGCGACCAAGATTTTCCGCAACAAGATCAAGTACCCGCACTCCAGGCTTCCCGAGTCGCTGCGGCGCGCGAACCCGCTGGTGAAGGAGTCCGAGTCCGAGTTCGTGTGGAAGAACGGCTCGTCGGTGTCAGTCGGGACCTCGATGCGCTCGGGCACGTTGCAATACCTGCACGTCTCCGAGCTTGGGAAGATCGCCCGCAAGTTCCCCGAGAAGGCGCGAGAAATCAGAACGGGCGCGCTGAACGCCGTCCACGAGGGACACTACGTTTTCGTCGAGAGCACGGCCGAGGGGCGTGGCGGGGACTTCTACGAGTTGGTGCAGATCGCCAAGAAGCTGCGCGAGTCGCGCGGCAAGCTCACGACGCTCGACTTCAAGCTGCACTTCTACCCGTGGTGGAAGAAGGAGAGCTACGCCATCGACGCGAGCGGGGTCACGCTTACGAAGGAGGACCGGGAATACTTCGATGGGCTGGAGCAGGATCACGGGGTCAAGCTCACGCCGAACCAGAAGGCGTGGTACGTGAAGAAGGCGGCTGTGCAGAAGGGTGACATTCGGCAGGAGTACCCCTCACACGAGGAGGAAGCGTTCGAGGCCGCGAACGAGGAGAAATACTGGCTGAAGGTGATGCTCGAACTGCGCCGCAAAGAGCGCATCCGCGACCTCCCGATCATCCCCGACCGCCCGGTGAACCTGCTGTGGGACATCGGCAACGACATGACCTCGATCTGGTTCCACCAGTTCATCGCCAACGAACACCGGCTGATCGACTTCTACCAGAACAGCGGCGAAGAAATGGCGCACTACCTCGTGAAGCTCCAGCGTTTGCCCTACCTGTACGGCGGCATCCTGCTACCCCACGACGCCAACGATACCGGGGTGGCGACGCACGATCCGGCGGCGACGGTGCGGGGCATCGTGAAAAAGGCGTTCCCGAATTGCGTGGTGAAAGTGGTCCCCAGGACACCAAACAAGCTAGAATCCATCGACCGCGCCCGGTCGTTCCTGCGCGGCTGCTGGTTCCACGAGAGCAACGCCGCGACCGGCATCGCGTGCATGGAAAACTACCGCAAGCAGTGGAACGACAAGACAGGGATGTGGCGCGATGAGCCGTTCCACGACAAGTATTCGCACGGGTCCGACGCTTTCATGCAACTGTCGGACGGGTGGAGCCTGATCGCCGATGCCGACTTCAACCCCGGCAAGGTGTTCAGGGGCCAATTCGGCAGGGTGGGCGACCGCGAGGTGAATTACTGATGGCACCCGACGACACAACCAACCCGCTCGATCAGCCCGAATCCGTGGCGCACCCGGCCGTCCCGTCAGAGGACGAGCTTGCCTCGAAGGCCCAGGAGCGGTTCGAGATTCTCCAGAAGTTCGGGGCCGGGCTCGACGCCAAGTTCACCGAGTATTTCAACCAGCGCAATCGCATCGAGCGCATCTGGCTGGAGGACTTGCGGGCGTTCTACGGGCAGTACGACCCGGACGTGGAGCAGGAGTTGAAGGCGGCGAACTCGTCGCGCCTGTTCATCAACATCACGCGGCCCAAGACCAACGCCTTCATTGCGCGCATGCAGGACATGCTGTTGCCGACCGATGACAAGAATTGGGGGCTGACGCCGACGCCGATCCCGAACGAAGGCGATCTGGCGAGCGACGAGACGAGCCTTGTGGGCGCTGATGGCAAGCAGGCCACCACTCCGCAGGGCGAGCCGATCCAAGTGCGCGATCTGGTGGCCGGCATCAAGGAAGCCGCCGCGGATGCGATGAAGCTGATGGAGGAGCAGATCGACGACCGTCTCTCTGAAGCGGGCTACAACCCCATCGTCCGCAAGGCGCTGGAGCAGATGGCGATCCTCGGGACCGGGGTGATCGAAGGCCCGGTGCAGATCGTGAAGCAGGACCAGCAGTGGACGAAGCAGGGCGAGAACTGGTCGAAGGTGGCGGTCGATACGGCGACCGTCCCGAGCGTCGAGTGGGTGGACGTGTGGGACTTCTTCCCCGACATGAGCGCGCCGTACCCGGAAAGCTGGCGGGACGGCTTCCGGCGCTACTACCAGACCGACCGGGAGTTGCGCGTGCGCGCGAAGCGCATGGGCTTCGATCCCATCGCGTTGCAGGAGGTGCTCGACAAGCGCGGCCGGCTCAGTGTGCTGGAGGACTCTCACCTCGCGCAACTGCGCTCGATCCAGGGCATCAACAACTGGACCGACGACCGCTTCCGGCTGCTGAAGTACATCGGCCCGGTCGACGACGACATGATGCAGGCCATCGGCATGACGGCCAAGAATGACCCGTTCAGCATCGAGTACGCGATCATCTGGATGTGCAACGGGATCGTGCTCAAGGTGTCGCCCTACTTCCTCGACTCGGCCAACCTGCCGTGGGCGGTGTGCTACTGCGAGAAGGACACGTTGAGCCCGTTCGGCTGGGGCATCCCGCGGTTGATGCGCGGCGAGCAGAAAACGGCCAACGCAGCATGGCGGATGATGATCGACAACTCGGGGCTGTCGACCGGGCCGCAGACGGTGATGGACCTCCAGGCTGTTACCCCGGCTGACGGCAACCCGAACATGAGCCCGCGCAAGCTGTGGCTCAAGCACGCGGAAACCCGGGATGTCCCGGTGAAAAACGTGTTCGATCAGTTCACCGTGGACTCGCATCAGCAGGAGTTGATGAACATCTTTGACCTCGCGCTGCGGATGGCCGACGAGGTGACGATGCTGCCGATGATCGTGCAGGGAGATCAGGCCCCGCACATGACCAAGACGGCGCAGGGCTTGGCGATGCTCAACAACAACGCCAACATCGTGCAGAAGCGTGCGGTCAAGAGCTTCGACGATTGGCTCACGGTCCCCCTGCTGACCCGCATGTACGATTGGGAAATGCAGTTCAATGATCGGCAGGAGATCAAGGTCGACTGCCAAGTGCTGCCGAAGGGCGCGTCGGTGCTGCTGGAGAAGGAACAGCAGTCGCAGACGCTCATGCAGTTCATGCAGTTCAAGGGCTCGGCCTGGGACCCGTACTTCGATTGGTACAAGGTGGCCGAGCAGGTGGCGAAGAACCTGCGGATCACCGATGTCATGGCGACCGAGGATGAAGCGAAGGCCGGCGAGGAAGCGATGCAGAAGGCCGCTGCTGCCGCGCAGCAACAGCAGGGTGCCGCGGCGCCGGCTGGCGGGAATCCGAATCCGACCCCGGACGAAGTGGCGCTGCGCGAGCGGGAGATTCAGTCGCGCGAGCAACTCCACACCGATCAGGTGGCGTCGAAAGAGCGCGTTTCGCAGCGCGAAGCGGCCAAGGCCATTGCCGTCGAGCGCATGCGCCTCGATCACAAGGGCAAGGAAGCGCAGAAGGAGCGCATGCACAACGCCGGCATGACTCTGGCCAAGACGCAGATGGCCACCGCGGGACCGCGCGTGCAGCCGACGCCGATCTCTCCGGCGGTTAGGCGATGACGTTCAACAGACTCAGCCCCGATTGGCTGGCCGCGCGCAATTTCATTGACGTGCGGATCAAAGAGCACCATGCACGGATGGAAGCCCTGTCGCTCACCGATGGTGCCCGCCGTGATCTCGCAGTCCGCATCGCCGAACTCCGCGACTTGATACGGGGATTGGAAACACCGGACAAACCGATGCCGACGCAAACCACCGTGACTTACTAGGAAACCCATGACGACGCCTACCCCGGCCTCGCAAGAGCCAGCAGTACCCGCAGCCCCGGTTATTCCCGAGAGCGCCGAGCAAAGTGGCGACGCTTACGATGCCGCTTTCTCGGAAATGGCCGCGAAGAAAACGCCGCGCTTCGACGGCATCAACGCCGAAGGCGACGCGCCCAAGCTGACCGGCTTCGACGACGGCGAGGAGTCGCTACCGACCAAGCCAGCAGAGCCGGCGCCCGCGCCCGCCGTGGACGCGAGCGGCCCCGCCGAAGGGACCGATGCCGCTGCTGCCGCTGCCGCCAGGGTGGAGCCGCCTGCCGCTCCCGCCCCTGCTGCGCCAGCACCACCGCCCACACTGGATGCTCTGTTGGCCGCGGTCCCCGAAGCACAGCGGGCCGCGCTCAAGAAAACCATCGAGGAAGCGAACGCGAAAGCGGCCGACCTCGACCACAAGTATCGCTCGGCGCAAGGCCGGATCGGCAAGCTCGAATCCGAAGTTGCGACGAGGAAGGCGCCCGCCCCCGCGGCCGGCGAGAAACCTTCGGGAGCGCAGAAAGGCCCGGCGGAACTGCCGCGCTGGACAGCGTTCAAGAAGGATTACCCCCACATTGCCGAGGCAATGGAGGAGCAGTTCTCCGCGCTTGCCGCAGCCAGTTCGGTGCCGCAGGATTTGCTCGAATTCGTCTCGCGTGGACGGGAGACAGCCTTGATGCAGGAACGCATCAACGCCGTGTCCACCGCGCACCCCGATTTCGTGGCGCTGGTGAAAGCTCCCGAGTTCGACAAGTGGGCAGAAGTGCAGTCAAGCGAAGTCAAGGAGTTGATCGAGTCGGACAACCCGGCCCGAGTCGCTATCGCGATGACGCTCTATAAGGCTGCGAACCCGAACGCGCAAGCGGCGCCCTCACCCGCGCCAGCAGCATCGGGACCTACCCCAGCTACACCGCAAGCAGATGCTCTGCGCGCCCGCAGGGACGCCCAGCGCAGTGCCGTCGAGGTGCCTGGAGGTGGATCAACCCTCCCCCCGGAAATCAGTGAGAGCGACGCGGACGGATTATTCAGCTTCTACGCCAAGCGCGCGGAAGCAAGACGTGTCGGAGCCCGCTAACTAGGAGATACCGATGTCTGCACAGACATACGCTGGTGTAAACCAGAGAACCAACGTCTACGCTGCGGTCGAAATGCTGACCCACGCGCAGCCGCAAGTCGTGCTCGGCAAGATCGCGAGCACGAAGCCGATGCCCAAGAACCGTGCGGAAACGATGAAGTTCCGCCGGGCCGTGCCGTTCCCGCGCCTCACCGTGGCGCTGACGGAAGGCGTCACGCCATCTTCGCGCGTCATGCAGTACGAGGACGTGAGTGTGACGATGCAGGAGTGGGGCGATGTGGTCGAGTGTACCGACCGCGTGCGCGAACTCGCCGAGGACCCGGCGATCCAGGACGCTGCCACGCTGCTCGGCGAGCAAGCGGCCGAAACCACGGAATACGTGCTGTGGGGCGTGGCCCGGGCTGGCTCGCAGGTGGTCTACGGAGCGGGCTCGGCGCGCAACGCCGTCAACGTCGCCGTCAGCTACACCAAGCTGCACTCGATGGTCCGCACCCTGAACGCGATGCGCGGGCGCTTCATCACCGAAGTCCAGAACGGCTCGGTCAACTACCAGACGTACCCCATCGAAGGCGGGTTCGTCGCGGTGGGCCACACCGATCTGGAGCACGACATCCGGGCGCTCACGAACTTCATCCCGGTGGCGCGCTACGGTTCGCGCAAGGTGATCTCGGAGTACGAGCTTGGCTCGGTCGAGAACACGCGCTTCCTGCTGACCCCGGTGCTGGAGCCGTTCTATGCCGGTGGCTCGGGCACGCTGAACAGCATGAAGTCGGTGGGCGGCGCGAACGTGGACGTGTACCCGCTGGTCCTGTTCGCGAAGGAAGCCATCGCGTCCGTGCCGCTGAAAGGCAGCAAGGCCGTCGAGACGTTCCTGCTGACCGGCCCCGACAAGAGCGACCCGCTGAACCAACGGGACCTCGTGGGTGCGAAGTATTGGTTCAACGCAGTACGCTTGAACGAGACGTGGATGATTCGCGGCGAGTTCGGCGCCACCGCGCTGTAATAGGCGCGCAAGCCGAGGGGGTGTCGGCCCCTTCTCCATAGCAGCAAACATAGTCCCTGTGACTCAAAACGGAGAAACGATGAAAGACTCACTCGCAAGCGTACAAAACGCCGTGCTGCGGCAACTGATCGGCAACCAAGTCTGCGGTGCGCCGCCGGTCGTCGCGATCAACGCGGGTTCTGCCGCCACGGTCAAGTCCACCAACGCCATCAGCTTCATCAATGGCGGTCTGCTGCTCACCAAGGCGGCGCTGTCGGCGCAGGCGTTGACGGTCGATGCCACGGTGCAGGCGTTGAACACGAACGGCGCGACGTTCTACACCCAGCCGGCCAGCACCACGTCCTACCTCGTGCTGTGCCTCGACGCTTCCGGCAACGTGCGGTGCGTGCAAGGCTCCTACTCCGGGCAACTGGTCGCCCCGTACCAGATGGAACAAGGCATGGGGGTCTACCCCGTCGTCACCGCCACCTACACCCCCTTCTCTATCATCAAGGTGGTCACGGGGGCGACGACGTTCCTGCCGGGAACGGACGCGCTGGACAAGGCATCGGTGACGTTCACGTTCAAGGACATCGCCATGCTGCCAACGGCGCTGATCTGATCGAACGGCCCGGGGTGTCGGCCCCGGGACACAGGAGAGCGCCATGACAACCGAATACTACGCCAGCGTCGAGGTTGGAGAGTTGACGCCGCCTGTGGAAACGCTTGCGGGCAACGTGACAGTGACCGTCTACGGCGACGGCGGGGTGGCGCGCATCGCCCACGCATCGGCTGAAGCCGCCACGGCATACGCTGCGGACACTCCTCCCGATGGGGCCACGATTCACACCGGCACTTATCAAGCGCCGCACCAAGATACCGCTGCCGGCCAAGTGACGATCCACTACGCTGATGGCGGGGTTTGCACCATGAACTGCAACAGCCCCGAAATGGCGAGTTCCGTGTTCGATGATGTTAGTGCAGTTATCGCCGAAGTCGAATAGTCGGCGCAACCGAAAGGAACCACATGAACAAGATCACCGGCATCACCCGCGACAAAGACGTGACCACCACGGTCTACTCCGATGGACAGGAGTCGGTGGTTTCGCACGCCAGCGAAGCGGCAGCAGTCGAATACGAGCAGTCGATGATTGCGCTCTCGGAAGTGGAGGTCTGACATGGCCCGCAAACTGAATGCCCTTGCCGCCGCCGAGGCGATGCGGCAGGAAGAAATGCGTGATGCAGCCGAGGAAGCGCGCGAAGATTTGCGCCTCTCGAAGCTCACGTTTCTAGACCGCGACGGGAACATGCTGATGTACCGGCTCACCATACACGAGCGCGAAGGTGCTCCCGACCCGCTGCCTGTGGTGGTCAACGACTACCAGTGCGTCATCAAGCGCGGGCTGGAGGTCGTTGTACCCTGGTTCGTGGTGACTTCGCTCAACGACCGCGTGGAGACGAAGTACCAGCCGGGGCGGGACCCGGACTCGAACCGTTTGGTGATGCGGGCGCACTCCGCGATAGCGGACGCCTTCAACGCGAAACCGATCAACCCCGGCGAATCGGTGCCGTACTGACATGGCCATCCCCGTCACATTCCTGCAACTCGCGCAGAAAACGCACGAGCTTTCCGGCATTCAAGGTTCCGGCCCGGCAGCGGTGACGGGGAACCCCGATATGTATCAGAAGATCGTGACCTGGGTGGCTGACGCCTGGGTGACGATCCAGAACGCGCGCAAGGATTGGCGCTTCCTGCGGGTCACGTTCGCCGTGCCCATTACCACCCGGGCCGCGGAGCACGATCTAACGGCGGCGCCGTTCTCGTGGACGAACTTTTCCTCGTTCGACCAGGACAGTCTGACGCTGAACACCACGGGGCAGACCGATCTCCAGTACCTAAAGCTGCGCGACTACCGCGACTTCAGGATGCGCTACGCGGCTCTGACGATGACCTCGGCTCGCCCGAGCGCGCTGTGCCAACCCTCGGCCACCAAGATTCGTTTCAACACGATTCTCGACGCCGACTACGATTTCCGCGGCGATTACTGGAGAAGCCCCCAGGTGCTTGCAGCTTCCGGTGAGGAGCCGCTGCTGCCGCTGGAACACCGCATGCTCATCGTGTACGAGGCGCTCAAGACCATCGCCGCCGACCGCGGCACGGGTGATCTGCGAGAGTTTGCGAATCGGGAATACGGGAAGCTGTACCCGAAAATGTGTGCGAGCGAAGCCGAGCTTCCCTCGGCCTTCCCTGTCTGTTCGCTGCTCGGGCCGGATGTGATGTGATGGCCCGCCGGTCCACGAAAACCTACCCGTTGCAAGGTGGGCTCAATCTTGTGGACCCGCAGAACCTATTGCCGGGCGGCGCGGTTGTCTCGGGCCGCAACATGGAATGCCTGCCCGGGCCGGGTTATCAGCGGGCACTCGGGTACGAACGCTACGATGGCGTGGCCGCGCACAGCGCGAGCGCCGCGACGTACAAGCGCATCGCGTTCGTGGGCATCGGCCCTGCCACGCTGAACCCTGGCGACGTGATCGACGACGGGCTGGGCAATAACTACACGGTGCTGGCCACGGACATGCCGGAAGGTTGGGCCGGTGCAGGCTTCCTCTATCTCCAGACGTTCCCTGGCGGGGCCAGCCCCGTTATCCTCTACATCGCCACCATCGAGCGCGGCTACTACGCTGGCGGCAATGCCTCGTTCACCCCGACCATTGGTGATCCGAAGTACAAGGACGCCCTGCGCTATTCGCGCAACCTGAATCGCGCGCTCTGCACCAAGCCCGCTGGCTCGGGAAAGACTCTCGGCGCTTTCAACCACCTCGGCGTGAAGTACGCTTTCCGCAACAATGCGGGCGGCACAGCGGCGGTGATGTTCAAGAGCACGACCGGCGGCTGGTCGGCCATCGACCTCGGCAGCGAGATCAGCTTCACCGCGGGCGGCGGCACGTTCGTCGAGGGCAACACGCTCACGCAAGGCGGGGTCACAGCCACCGTGAAGCGCGTGGTGCAAACCTCGGGGCTGCTCTCCAACAACACCGCGGCGGGCAGGCTCATCATCGGGACAGTGGCCGGCGGGAGCTTCGGCGCGGGCGCTGCCACCATTACCGGCGGCGGGACGTTGACGCTTGCCGGGGCCAAGACCACCATCGCGCTCGCGCCCAACGGCATCTACGAGTTCCTGCGCTTCAACTTTGCGGGGGCCGGCGCGTCCTTCCGCTTCTACGGGGTGGACGGGGAGAACTTCGGCTTCGAGTTCGACCCTACGGGCGACGTGTACGTGCCGATCAGGACCGGGATGCCGGTGGACAAGCCGCAGCACGTCACCACGCACATGAGCCGGCTCTGGTACACCTTTCCCGGCGGGTCCGTGCAGTGGTCCTCGGTGATGACCGACGTGCTCTACGCGCAGTACGTGTGGAACGCGATCACCGGGGCTGGCGAACTGTCCATCGGTGACGACTGCACTGGCATCAAGGCGCTGAAGCAGGACCAGCTTTGCGTGATGGGGCGCAACAGCGCCTTCGTGCTGTACGGCACATCGTTCACCACGGCGAACTTCGTGCGCTTGCAGGACAATACAGGCGGTGTGCCACGCACGCTCGACGAGATTGCCGGGCAGACCATCGTGGCCGACAACATCGGGGTGTATTTCCTCGAAGCGACCCAGGTGTTCGGGGATTTCAAGACCAACGCCTTGTCGCGCACGGTGCAGCACATCATCGACCTCGGCATCAACAACATCCGCTGCGCGCTCGTCACTCGTGCCAAGTCGCAATACCGACTGTACTTCGGCGACAAGACCGGCCTGACGGCGACCTTTCACGGCGCCAAGCTCACCGGCTGGTTCCCGTTTAGCTTGGCGCACCAGATCAACTGCGTCTACCCGGGCGAAGATGCCAGCGGGAACGAGGACATTGTGGCCGGCACCGACGATGGCTACGTGGTGCTGCTGGAAACCGGGCCTTCGCACGATGGAGAAAAGGTCGAATCGCTGACGCGCCTGCCCTTCATCGACCTCGGTTCCCCGCTGTACGCCAAGCGGTTCTACACGGTGCGCCCGACCATCTACTCACCGCAGCCCATCGACTTGCAACTGTACGTCGAGTTCGACTACGGGCGCGGCCCGAACGAATCGACGATGGCGGTCGGCGCAGATGCCACCGGGGCGCTGTGGGGCGACGGTGTGTGGGGCAACTTCTACTGGGGGGCGCAGGTGGTGGGAACCCCTGTGTTCGACATCGTTGGCATCGGCAACAACATATCGCTGACCTTCCGGCACCACGACGACTTCGATGAGCCGTGGACCATCAACAGCAACCTGCTGGACTACGAGATCACCAAGGGGCCGGTATGAGCAACGACTACTACACGAACACTTCGACCGCGACGGACGGCACGGTTGCCGATGCCGCGGATGTGAACCCGCAATTCACCAGCATCGAGGCAGCGTTCGATGCCATGCAGGCGCTCACCAAGCGGGCGCTCAAGGTCCCCGCCGCCGAGACGAGCGATCAAGTGCTCCCGGCCGCGGCGGCGCGCATCAACAAGGCGCTCATGTTCGACGGCTCGGGCAACCCGGTCATCGAAGCGAAGTGGCGGCAGAACTGGGACGCCAACGGCTTCACGCTCATCAACCTGCCGACCCCGGTGGCGCTGACGGACCCGGTGACGCTGGGCTACCTCAACAACTACTCGGCGTCCCTGGCGGGCGTGCCCTCGTTCGCCGGGCAGTCGGGCAAGCTCCTCGGGACCAACGGCAGCACCGTGTACTGGACGACGTTCTACCCGAGCGTCACCGGGAAGGCTGGGTACGTCCTCACCACTGACGGGTCCACGGCGTTTTGGGGGGCGGGCGCGCTGATCTCGCCGAACCTGCTGCCGAACCCGACCGGGCAACTCGCCAACAAGTTCTTCACGGGGTCGAGCGCGACCGCATCACGGCATGCCACTACGGGTGCTTACGAGTGGTCGCTCGGCGCGGCGACGCACGAGAACGACGCCAACGTGTGCCTCATCGGCGCAGGGCAGGCGTACCGCGCAACAGTCGAGGTCGAAACGACCAACGCTGGCGGCACCATCACCTTCAATGCGAAGTTCTACGATTCCGGCAACAGCTTGCTTGGGACAGGGACGACCACTGGCACCGCCTCGATTTCGGGCGGGCAGCGGCTTGCCATCAGCGGGACGACGCCCGCGAGCACGGCCTACGCGAAACTGGGCATCGTCAACAGCGCCGGCACCGTGCGGCTGCGCCGCTTCAAGCTGGAGGTCGACCTCTACTCGGGACCCACGGCTTTCTCCGACGAAGCCACCCTGCCGGCGATCTGGCAGGAGTTCCAGGCGCAATCGAAGTTCGGCGACACCGTGACCGGCGCCGTGACGGTCGAGGTCGGCGGGGCGAACGCCACGCAAGCGAACATCGACTTGCACTCGAAGGGCTCGGGCACCTCCGCGTCCTACGACGCGCGGATCGAAACTACGGGTGGCACCGCGAATGTCGACGGCAAGGGCATCGTGCGCGTCCTCGGCGCAGCGTTCAAGACGTCGGGGGCCATCGGCTACGACGCCAGCTTCCCCCTCAACAATCTTGGCGCAACTCCCTCGATTGATTGGGCGAACGGCGCGCACCAGAACGGCACGCTCAACCTCAACGCCACCATCACGCTCGCCTCGCCGCCGGCCGGCTACCCGCTCGGGACCTACCGCGTGTACCTGACCGACACCGCAGGGTCGCACACGATGGCATGGGCGGGCACCACGGTCACGTGGGCAGGCGGTGTTGCTCCTCCCGCGCAAGCCGCGGGCGCGGTGATCGCCATCTACCTCGATTGGAACGGGACCAAGTACCTCGGGCAATGGACCGCCTTCTGATGCCATGACGGCAGAAACCCGGTATCCGAGCAGCAATTCAGGTCCGTGGACCAACGGCGGGAATGCGTATGCCCGGGACAACGTGTATGCGACTGCATTCGTCAGCATCGACGTGGATGGGAATATCACCGATTCTGGCGTCATCAACGTCGGGACGTTCAACTTCGCACTAGGGGCAGGCGACACGATTCAAGGTGTGGAAGTATCTGTTGACGCGCGCAAGTCCGGTTCCGCTGCCGTCAATATGTACGCCTTCTTGATCTCTGGAGCCGTTCCGGTGGGGAGCGAAAAGCTCATCGCGTCCGGGCTCACTTCGTCGGACGTTGATTACACCTCGGGTGGCCCGACCGACACATGGGGGGCATCGCTCAACGGGGCCGACATCAACCAACTGCAAATCGGGGTGTACGCCACACCGACCGGGATATGGGACAGGAGCGCCACGGTCTACCTCGATGCGGCGTGGGTGACGGTCTACTACACCGCGGCCACGGCGAACGCGCTGGCGTTCGGATCGCAGTCAGGGCTGGCGGTCAACGCGCTGGTCGAGTCCGCTTCTGCCACGGTCAGCGGTTCGGGCGGGCCGTACACGGCAGCAATCGAAGCGACGGGGCACGACGGCACCACGCAGCAGCAGTGGCGCAAGAACGGAGGAGCCTGGACGAGCAGCCCGGGCACGGTCAGCAACGGCGACTCGGTGCAGATGCGGCAGTACACCGGGGGAGCCTTCAGCACGAGCTACACGAGCCGGATGCTGGTTGGTGGAAACTACTCCACCGGGTTCACCACCACGACCGAGGCGCAGGACACCACGCCTGCCAACTTCTTCTTCAACGATGTGTCCGGGGTTGCGCCGTCGAGCCTCAATACCTCGAACTCGATCAGCGTCAGCGGCATCAATTCGCCGGCCACGATCAGCGTGTCGGGTGGGGAGT